CGAAAAAGATGATTTCATTGGAACTAGGAAGGGATACAAGTCAAAAATATATAAACAAAACTGCATTTGAAATGTAAAAAGGTGAAAAAAAAATTGAAATGGTTTTTGCCAATTACTACTATTACATCAATAACAACAACTATATAAAATGACGCCTCAACTCCCAATCATGTGCCAACTTGTCAACACTTATATTGAGACGCGGAAACCCTGCTCAAAATGCAGAAGAATCGCTAAAAATTGCGTGTGCAAAAAGGAAGTGGGGCCGAAGGGAGGAGGAAGTATAAGGGGTTTGGGCTCTTGGTGAGAAGTTAGGCAAAAAATAAAAACAAAAAAATAAAAATCATGTATATTTGTATTTTTTTGTTCAGAGGCCCACGACCCGCATAACCCACAACCCACACCGAGCGCAAAACCAATCGCGTATAAAAAAATTGAAAAGGATTCCACCTGGTGTATGAATAGTATCAAAGGTTTATTATACGATTCTTCGTAGAATTCAATTAGTATTTAAAATGGCGTCTTCTTGTGCACCGGTGCTAACAGGAAACGAAAAGAGAAAGCAGAGCTGCAAGAATGTGGGCGGCGAGAAAAAGAGAAAGGGACACAAGCGCGAGGACGATTTCAAGAATCAGTACAATCCTGCGTCGCTGACCGAGCCGACGGAATACAAGGCGACTTCGGACACATGGATCCCAAGCGGTCTAGAGATTACCAACATCTTGTGCGAACGTTTTGGTATGGATGCGTCCAAGAACTTGTATATTTCAAACAAGAGTGGCGAAAATATTCAGTTCACGCTGGGGCAAATCCCCGAATTGATCGCAGAGGACAATTTGGCGTGGCTACAAAACGCGGATAATTGCCGTGCACTCTTCAACAAGTATTTGAAGAAGGTGGAATCCGCTAGACCCGCTGATATCCTTGTCTACAAGGACAATACGGCACAGAAATGGCTCTTCTTCAAGATGGACGACATCATTGACTTCATTGTTGCAAAGGCGACGTGGAGACGGCTGGAAACGGGGCGCATCAAGGGCGACTTTGACAACGATACTAAGAAGGGGACATCTCAGTATATGACCTACGAATACCGCCCTACACACAAGAGCTACTTCTTGGGACTCAATGGGGGAAAGGGAATTGAATTTATACATTTGTTGAAAAAAAATATTGCGTTTTATGAAGATGCTTTCCATTACTAAAAACCAAAAACCAAAATAAAAATAATTAGTAGCGTCTGTATCTCTTTGTTCTTTTTCCTTTTGTTCTCCTTCTTTTGGTTCTCTTTTTCCTTTTTCCACCCGATTGATTTTTACTTATAAAATGCATTACAGAAATTGGCTCTCCTGCTATATTTAACATTTTTTTAACAAAATCCATAGGAATATTTCTCTCTTCTAGCTTCATATCAATATTTCTATCTTGCTCGTATAATTCAAAAATATAATGGTGCGTTCCAGTTTTGGGTGGCGGAGCTGGTCCAGTATATGGTAATAAGTCATTTCCATTTTTAATATCATTAACTATATTGATCGCTATCCAATGGAACCGATTACCATGTATAGAATCTGGATCATACATCAACAGCGTATACAATTTATTATTTTCAAAAGAATATTTAATTTGAGGTTTAGATTGCGTTTCACTCGGTTTTAGAAATTCGTTATTATTTACTAGTTTATTATTATAGTATACTTCCATCTATAATAACTATAGTTAATAAAACTTATAAAAATCAGTTTATTTTTAATAATATATTAATATATATAAATGGCGAAGCGTTTTCGTTCAAAAAAGAGAATGACTCGTAAAATCCGCCGTGGTGGCGATAGTACTTCGTCCTCAAGGAAGCGGTCCTCTGGCGAATCTAGAATTTTTTCTAGACCGGCAAGTAAGAGCAGGAGCAGGAGCGGGTCTAGGTCATCAGGAAAAGGCAAGAGCAAAAGCAAGTCCTCAAGCGCCGAAAAATACATGAATGATACCTGCCCAATTTGCTTTGAACATCTATCCGCAAGTCCCATCGTTACGACTAAATGCAAGCATACTTTCCACGAGAATTGCTTAGTTGGGTGGTGCAGTGCGCAACGTGCCAACAAAACATGCCCCGTATGTCGCGGGGATATTAAAGCGACTTGCGACGCTATAGGACCATTTAATAGTATGGAGATATTCCGCTACATTGAGGATAGATGGTCGCCACAACGTGCAGCCAATAATCAAACGGCCTCTCTCTTGATAGGCGATCCAAAATTTGACCCAAATGTACGTGCTTCGTACCGGGATTCGCCTGGGGAAGTTTCATTATTCTGGCATCTCGCTCGCGATGAGAACTTGGAACTATTAAAGATGTTGCTTGCACGCCCAGACCTCGTAATCCCTGCTTCTGACGCAGCCGATTTTGCCGGTGATAACAGAATTCGTAAACTTATTATACAATACAAGAAAGTCCCGCCAAAATTGAAAAAGCTGTGGATGTAAAACTCCCACATTTTATATTTTAAATATTCATATATGTATAATGGATAATAGTTTCACATTTGAGGCAGATTTTCCCGCTGGAACAAAAGTATTAGTCTACGATGGAGAGGATGCACGTGGACGTATTCGAACATACCCGCGAACAATACGCCGGACTACACATTTAATGCCGCCGAATGACTATTTAGGACGAAGAATACTAGGCTTCGATTTTTCCCATATATTCAACAACAACGAGCGGGCTCGGATAGAGAACGAAAGGAGATTGGCGTGGCGTCGCCGACCTTATGACAACAATAACCCCGATCCGGCACCCGTACCCGTGCGTATGGGTGATGGCATTCCTCTTGGGCGTGTCTTTGTGCCCCAAGGTGGTCGCAAATCCCGTCGCGGGCGAAAAAGCAAGAAGTCTAGAAAGACTCACTCAAAGAAGCGACGCTCACGTCGTCGTTAAAAACAAAAAATATCAAACTTTCATGTTTGTTTGACATTTTTTTATGATTTTTACACAAGTGGCGGACAAATGATAAAGATTTCATGACTATCCTTGATGTGATTCACCGCCTGACCTTCCCGATTCTTGCCGATTCGCGTCTCGCCCTGGCCATACGTATACTGCCACTCAGGGTAAACCTGCTTGTAGTCCTTGTACATTTCGCGAATGGTTTCGCAATTATTGTACGTTATAAGAAATCCGCCCTTGTGATTTTTAAGCAATTCGCACATAACAGAATGCTCAAAATCATTGTGATGAATGGCGAAGTTGCAATTCGGATACATACCCTTGAACATCTTGGAATCATCGCCCAAATAATAGGGCGGATCTAGAAACAAGAAGTCGTTGGGGTGGTTCGCAATAACGCTTTTAAAATCGGAGCAAGAGACGCTCAGACGCTTCAAGTCAAGTGTTTCTAATTTTTTAATTCTTCTTGCAAATTTGTCGGGGTTAATTTCATTGGAACTCGGCCAACCAAGAAACATGGGCCCGTACGAGAGGGTCATGTTGTAATAATAATACACCGCCTGCAAAATCCGGTCATCGTCAAGCATATTTTTTTCATGTTCCGTCAATTCAACGACCTTTTTAGTTTTATAAACCAACGTAGCCGGCTTGATTTTATCCCAGTGCGAAAGCAATATATGTCTATTTTTGGTGAATTCGTCCGCATTAATCTCAAATTCCTTGAGCGCAGCGACAAACGCGGTCTTGTGATTGATGAGGACGTCCCAAAAGTTTGTAAGCATGCCAAATACGTCATATCCGATCACTTCAATCCCCAAATTTTGAGACAAACACAATTCAAAGGAGCCGCCACCAAAGAAGGGGGAGACGACCTTTTTCTCGCGTAATTTTGGCAAATTATCTAAAATAAGTCCAATGGCTTTGCTCTTTCCGCCTGCATAACGTAGTGGCGATACTAAAACGCGTTTAAATCCGTCGCCAGTGTTTGATTTGATTTCATTTAAATATGTTTGTAAATATTCCTCTTCTTTTTCATAAGGAAACTCTTTTTCTTCAACCTCGGGGTCTGTAAATTTGGCCATTATTATACTTATATATATTGTTCTGTTTATATTCCTTATGAATCATTTTTTTTTGAAATCTACTTGAACCTGTTTACGTCTTTTTTCAAAGTCATCTTCAAGTAATAAATATATAGTATATGATTTCATATTTGGACTTGTCGTATAATATTTGAGAGGTAAATACGATATTATGGTGTTTACATATTTGTCTGATTATAGTCGTAAACATATTATAACTGCGTTTCTTGGTCAAGTATTTTTGTTTAGATTGATGGTAATATTCTTTAATATTGTTTATAAATGCCTCAATTGTTTCATTTAATATCCCTTTTTTAAATGATGCATTATTAAATAAATAATAATTTGTGTATTTCGCACAATTTGTTTCTAATAATGTTATAAATAATTCAATGGGGATATTATTTTTAAACAATTGAGAACTCATCAACCTCGCTTCTATATTATAATTATATTTTTTTGTGCCTTAATTTGAACTTCTTCATTGGTGGTCTGCAATAGGGATCGGCTCAGGTTCGGAATCATCTACTGACTCAAGAACAGGAACAGGCTCCACGACAGGCTCCTCAACAATAATTGGCTCTTCAGCTACTGGTTCTGCAGCAACTGGTTCTGCAATAGGTTCTTCAGCTACTGGTTCCTCAATAATAACAGGCTCCTCAACAACAGCAGGATCTTCAGCTACTGGTTCCTCAATAATAACTGGTTCTTCGGCTACTGGTTCAGAAACAACAGCTGGCTCTTCAGCTACTGGTTCCTCAATAATAACAGGCTCTTCAGCTACTGGTTCAGAAACAACAGCTGGCTCTTCAGCTACTGGTTCAGGGGTTGGTTCTTCAGCTACTAGTTCCTCAACTGGTTCTGCAACAGGCTCTTCAACAACAGCTTGCTCTTCAACAACAACAGGCTCCTCAACAACAACTGGTTCTTCAACAACAGCTGGTTCAGAAACAACAGCTGGTTCTTCAACAGGTTCGGAAACTGGTTCTTCAACAACAATGGGCTCTTCAGCAACAGCTTGCTCTTCAACAGGTTCGGAAACTGGTTCTTCAACAACAATGGGCTCTTCAGCAACAGGTTCCTCAATAATAACAGGCTCTTCAATAACAACTGGCTCAGGAACTGGTTCAGGAACTGGTTCAGGGGTTAGTTCAGCGATAGGCTCTTCAACAATAACAGGCTCCTCAATAACAACGGGTTCTTCAGCTACTTGTTCAGGGGTTGGTTCCTCAATAATAACAGGCTCCTCAACAACAGCTACTGGTTCAGGAACTGACTCTTCAACAACAGCTACTGGTTCAGGAACTGACTCTTCAACAACAGCTACTGGTTCAGGAACTGACTCTTCAACAACAGCTACTGGTTCAGAAACTGCTTCAACTACTGGCTCTGCAACTGGTTCGGAAACAGGTTCGGAAACTGGCTCTTCAACAGGCTCGGAAACTGGTTCAGAAACTGGCTCTTCAACAGGTTCGGAAACAGGTTCGGAAACAGGCTCTTCAATAACAATAGGCTCAGGTGTTGGTTCATCAATAACAACGGGCTCTTCAGCTATTGGTTCCTCAATAATAACAGGCTCTTCAACAGGTTCGGAAACAGATTCGGAAACAGGTTCGGAAACTGGCTCTTCAACAAAAACAGGCTCCTCAACAACAACTGGTTCAGGGATTGGTTCGGAAACTGGTTCAATGACACGCTGTTCCGAGACGATTTCCTCAACAACTAATTGAACTACAGGCTCTTCAACAACAGGTACAACAACAACCGGTTCCGTGACAGGCTCGGTATTTTGAGTAAATACTGGATGATCGTCAGCTTCATTACTAGACGATTCGGCTGCTATATTAGATATAATCTCGTTGCTAGTAACATTTTCTGGAACTGACATGACTGCTTTACGAATATAGGTAATGGTTAATTTATTCTGATGAGACCGAATATTCGCAATGATATGCGTTTCAAGGATTTTTTTAAAAGAATTTATTTTGTTAATAGCTCTGGCCTGAGTTGGGTTATCATTGACATTGTGAAAAGAAATAACCATCTGTTTGAACCGAAACATCTTCTCAGATGATTGAGTTAGAATCCACAAATACTCTGAACCGCCAACGTCCATTTTTAGAAAAATATCCTTATACTTTGAAATAATGGCTTGAAGATTGTCCGAAGTAGCAGTATTATACGCACTAATATTTTTAGTAATTATTTTAAGTTTGTCAGTTGGTAAATGTGATGAAATATTACTTATATTCGTATCAAATGCTCTACCTTCTTTTATATTCATATTTTGCATTACTAACTTACTAAACAATTCATTTTTAGAAATCCCAGCTAAAACAAAAAAATCATAATTGGGATCGTTTACTATGACACTAAAATGGCTAACATGTCCGACTGGAATAGTCTGATACGACTTATCAACCGCAAAATAAGATGGTATCCCGCTATTCATGTATTCTATTTATATATTTATTTTTTTAATATTTTCTGCATAATATTGTTTGTAAAGAGCGCCAATTCAATCTCGTCTTCATGGATGTTATGAAAAATGGTAATATATTTACAAATATAAGGAATAATATTATACTTGTCGTCTTCTGTCAAATTTGCCGTTGTTTTTACAAAGACGAAATAACTATCTAAAATGTCAATTACTGAATACCCATTGTCGTGCAGCGCATATAACGTATTTATCGCGCCATTTAAATTATTTTGTTTCAACAATTCCGTGTAATGTTCAAATGTAATGAAGCTAATATCGGTGCATATCTGATTCGCCAATGCAATCGTAATCTCTTCATTCACAAGCTTGAACTTTTCCATGTAGTTAATAAGGACCTTGACAGAATGATTACATATATCTAGAACAAACTCCTGTGCGTCCTGACAAATACGAATATTCTCGGCTTGTTTAATTTTATTCAGAATTCGGTTCAATTCGTGTCGTTGCAATGGTTTCATTTTTATACAAATGAAGCGGGACTGGAGACTTTCAATCACCTTTTGAATATTAGTGCAAGACGATATAAAATGCACATTGTGGCTATACTTATCAATACAATTGCGGAACACTTGTTGGCTTTGCTCAGTAATGAAATCAATGTCGTCCAATATGACTATCTTTTTCTTGCCCTTCACATCAGAACAGGTTTGGCAAAATGTTTTCACGTCATTGCGATAGTAATGTATACCTTGTTCTTTTAAATTGTTGATATACAAGACGTTCTCTTTGTAATCGTCATAGCTAACGCCGTTATAATACTCACGTATAATTGCATCCAATAACGTGGTTTTACCCGAGCCCGAATCTCCGATAAGTAGCAAATTTAACGTGTTTGTGTTAATTAGCATGTTTAAAATTTGTAAAAAACTATCTTCTAGTTGAAAATCGCGAAACAGCCTAGGCTGGAACTTATTAATAAACAATTTGTGATACATTATTATTATTGGTAAAAAAGTATTTAAGCTTATCTCATAATATTTTAATTAATGTCAGAATCCTTTTATAAAATACTTGGAGTTTCAGAGCAAGCTACTCAAGAAGAGATTAAGCGTGCATATCGGCAGCTTTCTCTCAAGTCTCATCCCGACAAGAACCCTGGCGATAGTGAGGCAAGTGGTCGGTTCCATAAAATCAGCGAGGCTTATGAGGTATTGGGAGATGTTGAAAAGCGACAAGAATACGATATGGTCTCGAAGAACCCGTTTGCACGAATGGGTGGGATGCCGAGTGGTGGGATGGGTATGCCGCACGGCGGGATGGGTATGCACATGAACATGGACGATATCTTGCAAAATCTCTTTGGTTTTGGAGGAATGGGTGGACCGGGTATGATGCCGGGAATGGGTGGGTTTCCACCAGGAATGAACGGGTTTCCGCCTGGTGCAAATATCCATGTGTTTCGCAATGGTGTGCCAATAAATATAAATAACGCCATGCAGAAGCCGACGCCCATTATTAAAAATATTCCCATTAATATGGAACAAGTCATGAATGGTGCAAACATTCCAGTGGAAATTGAGAGATGGATACTAGAAAACGGCAACAAGGTATTTGAACGCGAGACGATATATGTAGCCATTCCAAAGGGCATTGACGACAATGAAATAATCATGCTTCGCGACAAGGGAAATATTCTGAGCGAACACAACAAGGGAGATATTAAGTTGTTTGTCAAGGTAGAGAATACAACTGATTTCAAAAGGGCTGGTCTAGACTTGATATTAGAGAGAAAGGTTTCTCTCAAGGAGGCACTTTGCGGATTCAACTTTGAGTTGAAACATATCAATGGCAAATCCTATACTATCAACAATAATCCTGGATCTATCGTCACTCCTGCATACTTTAAATCAATCCCAAATATGGGTCTAACGAGAGACGGACACACTGGCAACTTGGTAATAACGTTTGAGGTACTTTTCCCTGAAACACTGGACTTGGATAAAATTGCCAAGTTGAAGGAAATATTATAACAAGATAATATATAACACGACATGTACGATTTTTATCGCACACCCTCTATTTACGCACACATGATGAATGCAATATTATTGTTTATTTCCGTGATTCTTATCTACACAAATTATTCCACTATATCCAGAATTGCCGCGACCGAAAAGGTGAAATTGGTTCTATTGCTTTCTCTCGCAATTGGAATACATGGATTGTCGCATTTAGGGTTGGAATATGTATACAAGTTTAATCCGTTGAAACCAAGCCATAACTAATGCGTTAAAATTTAGCAAAAATAATACTTAGGTATATTAACTGGGCATATACCAGTTTACATGCTCTCGTGGCTTAGTGGTTATAGCGTGTGCTTAGTAAGCACAAGGTCGCGAGTTCAAACCTCGCCGGGAGCTCTCTGTAAATATATTCAACAGCATTTGAATATATTTTCTTGGTTTTTGTCTTTTTATTGTTTGTTATAATAAATAAATTTAATTTTTATGCTGTACTATATTAAATGCCGAGCAATGGAAGTTTTTGGTTTGGTGGTGGTTCTATGGGATTTCCGGGATTTTTATATAAAAAGAATACTGGAGTTGGAGCACGCAGAAGTACCAAAATGGCTCCTGGAGGAAATACCACGTGCAATGGTCCGACCTATATTTATAACAAATTTAAGCCAGGAGGAGGAGGTGTAGGCGCCTCTAGCGTAGCGAATCGTCGTGCAAAAAATAGATTGGCTACAGTATGTTCGGGACAAAAATGTTTCCCTTGTTATACCACAATTGGACAATACAGCAATTACACACACAATCCGAATGGATATGTTCCGTGTCCTCCAGAAAATTCTAAATAGAAATTTATTTAACTTTATTATTATTTTCATCTTTACAATAAAGTTAAACACATCATATACAAAATACAAGAACACTACAAAATTTAAGAAATTCGCTTGGTGGGGATCTCAGAGGAAACAAGGTAAATAGAATTCTCCGTGATAATGATATACTCGGTAGCACTCTTGTAAAACTTTGCAATCGGGCTGGTATATTCATCTTCGCTCTTGACCAACAACTTCTCTCCGTTCTCCTTGACACCAACAAGTGCCTTTTTATCCAAAGAGGCGGTCCAATAGTCGAGCATAATAGGTTTGTCTTCCACGATGGATAATTTAGATGCATGTTTCAAAGTAGCCTCGCTCGGCAATTTATAGCTGGCCTCGGCGCCCCCAGTCAATTGTTTTTGTTCAGACATTATATCTATAAGAAATCGTTAGTCTTTATATTAATTAAAATCAAAAGTATTTTAATAATGTATTATATAAAATGTCAGAATTATATTCATTGAAATCAACAGAGACATATCTTTCCGATGGAATATTTTTGGTTAACAACGTTATAGATAAATATATTCAAATCCTAGTAGAATATTGCAGTGCGGTATCCAAGCAAAAATTTGTAATAACGAGTCCAAATATGTTTAATTTTATAGTATTGCGCGGATTAGAGACAACCACGCATGTATTTAAATATGTCTTGTTGTATACGCAAAATTTAGAGGCTGTGTTTCATCACGCACAAAAGTCCATCTATTACTATCTTGAGTTCATCTCGCAAGTAGCAGAACAGAAAAATGCGTTTTTACAACTCTCGTCGCGAGATGCCATAACCTATGTATATAAAAAAACGATTTATTTGATAAACAATTTGGAATCAAAGAAATCAAAAAACGATATTATAAACACTATGAACACATATATGCAACTTTATAAAAACATGGGAGACAACATAATAATAACAAGAAAAAATGCCACGTCTATGTCTGCGGATGATGTAGACAAATTAAAAGCAATGATAATAGAAATAAAGACGGAAAAGAAGCAAACAAGTGAATGGGTGAAATATTTCAAGGATTTGAATGTAATTGACGACGATTGAACCGACGCACGCAAGAATAAATATTTGCATAGGGTTAACCAAAAATATAGTTGGTTATAGAGAGGTTTAGCATATCTTGCGTAAAAGATATAATAGAAAAACGTGTTTCATAAATATTATTTTATTAATAATATATATAATACTATGTCTGGTTTTGGTGATATGAAGGATACGGATATTGGTGCTACTAAGGGTGCTACTATGGATTACGGCACGGACGCTGTTGTGCCTGCTGCTATGGGTGTCGCCACAGACCAAGCTATTTGTAAACAAACTCCCTGTCTGCCCTATCAGTATAACGCAGATGGATCCACAACAATGTGTGAGAATTATAGACCGGAGCTGTGTTACACTGATGTTGCTTACCAAGGTTTTTATGATAGTGTAGACTGGGATGCATTAAAAGACAATGCTGATGCATACTTTAAAGGATTTGGACGTTATTGTTGGGATTGGTTTGATAGTCATCCTCGTGCTATGGATTTGTTTCGTCTTGTTTACCAAAGTTATACCTATACCACAAGATTTGGTGAATATGGCATGTTTTCTAAAATAGAGAACTTAGTAAAAACGGATGTTGACTGGTGTGGTGATATAAATTACTCGTTTTCAATCCCGATTGGTGATGCTACAAAGACTATACAACAGCGAATTTTTCATATTGCATTGCATTCCCGTAAGGCAAAACTTGTTGAAATTAGTAGGTCCAGGCGCGATACGTCTCTGTATAATTGCGGTTTCTTTCCAAGGCCTCTAAATCCGGATGGTACACTGGCTGATACTGGTGCTGATACTGGTGCTGATACTGGACCATTTCATTATAAAATTGATAGTTTATGTTCTATCAAGGCAATGAGAGCAGCTAGTACTTCACTATGCACCAATCTTATTCTTAGTGAGGAAAAACGCCCGTTCAAAGAATTTTATTATGATCGTGAGATTGGATTTCAACCTAATGTTTTCCCGTTTCAGAATATAGGGTTCGCACAAGAAGCATTAAATGATCCTACATGTAAGATGTGTAAAACTTCTATGGATAAGGGTGGTGATGCTCCTGAACCTCTAGTTAACATACTACAATTGCACGACCTTATATACAATTTGTTTGTCGAATATTTCAATACACGTATGTGGGATGTCATAAGATTGGATACTTCTATGGCTACTGGTCATGATGGTGGTAGATCTATAAAAAGAAAATCAAGACGGACAAGGAAATCAAGAAAAACTAAGGGATCAAAGAAACCCAGGAAATCAAGAAAAACTAGAAGATTAAGGAAAACGAGAAAATTAAGAAAATAAAGAGACGGAAATACTAGACGACGATTGAAGATTGCATCTTTGCAGGTATATAACAATAAAATTGATATATTATTGTTATGTAGTATATCAAACTATCAGCGATCAACTAATGACAAATGACAACGTGCCTAAACATAAATACATGTCCCGGCGATAAAATGTACAATGTAGTATGTAATTTCTCAATTGGAATTGATAACTATGCATGCAACCCCCAAACTACTTGTATGCGTGCAGATGGTAAATATGACTGCTGTGCAAATCATATAGTAAGGTGTATAGTATACGCATCGTCATTGCTTGTACCGACGATTCAACCCAGCATACTAATCAGTGCGACGGATTGCAATCAATCGTGCAACAAAATAGATAAATGTTATTGGTACGAAAGTCTGCAAACAGATGATTTGTGTGTTGAGAATAACAACGAGTATTGTTGTTCTCAAAATAGAGAAGATTGTTGCATGACAAATAAAACCGGCGCGTACATAGTATTTGGATGTATTGCAGGCATAATAGTAATGATAATAGCCGCATATTATTGGTATTATGTAAAGAAACCACAACGCAAAATAGTGCCTACAAAAGAACCAGCATTTGTATAGGAATGAGAAGTTTGCCGCGTAAGAAAATATACAAAACCAAAACCAAACCCAAAACCAAACCCAAAATCAAAACCAAACACACAATATTTATAAATTCACCATAATGGTCTTCTTTCGGATTTTTTTGTTTTTATTTTTAGTAGATAGCATGGTCGGGTCTTGAAGTTTGATGCCGACTTGTTTAAATTCATCCAACAATATTTTTTTTAGAAACTCATAAATTACCATAAGAACGGGTTCTTGGCACTTGCCAACGATCAAGACGCTGCCTGTGCGAAATATCATAAACGAGACATCAACTATATTAACAGCGGTCTGCAGGTCTAATGCGCTCAACCGACTGCCATTATGTTCTGCATCCGCAGGGTTATAGTAAAACTTGCACTGAATGCCAGGATAAGAGCAAGGGTCATAAATGCACTGAATATTATATTTCGTCTTGAGGATATCAAATAGCGCCTCGCGATTGATAAAGAATCCGCAATTAAAATTGGAGTTGATTAGAACAGTCTCCGTCGTATTGGGTAAATATTCTAATTTTTCAGGCACAAATGGTTGCAGAATGTCAATAACCATATCCAAGATTTGAAGAAACGATTCTTCGGTTTGAATGCCAGGAATCTCCAACTTCCCAGTATTAAACACCTTCACATGAAATTCTTTAAATCGGTCCATATATTTCATCCGCAAAATCATAACAAAACAATTGTAGAACGCACTCTTCTTTTTGCAACGATAACTCATCAAATCCTTCTGAGAAATGCCAATGCTTACTTTACGAATATCCTTGAACTTGATTCGTCCAGTGGGATTATTGATGCTTGTAATGACATTTTCCTCAACACAGACCTCGTCAAGCAATCGTTTTTGAATCAACTCCAACTCTTCAGGATACAAGGAGTTGAACTTCATTTGTTTCTTGACAACCCCTGCCCGCGTTTCAGCGTAGGGCAGGATGGGAATTTGCCAAAACACGAGTTTCAAATCAATCGGCCGGTTTAAATAAGATATGTTTGTTTTTGTGGAAATATATATGTCAGAAGCTTTAGGACATGTTTCGTGCAAGATGTCCGCGCTAATCATATGTGTATTTTCCATTGCGTCAGTGGTGTCATCCTCCTCCTCATCGTCAATGCATGATATGAAATTTTCCCATTCGTCGTCAATATTCAGCGACATCGGATATAACTATAAATTACCTTTAACTTCTTTAAGCCATTTTCTTTTCAATTGTTTATTTTAATACCCCCGCCATCAAATTTTTTTGTGTGTAGATATTAAAATGCTGGCGTCTCAAAGCAGTGTCGCGATTCCGATTCCTCTTAGCAGTCCTACTAAAAAAACGGAATGTGTGTATAATTTCTTCGACCCGTCAAAGGCATCTCCGCCTAACGAATTCTTACGCAAACTTCAGGTTAGACTTGAAACATTTGATGTGGGGGTTGTTAAAAAACCGCTTAAACGCAACAAAGAATAAGTCAGATGACCTTTGTAATCTTGAAAGTGTATAATATTTTCAATGAAGTTTAGGAATTCCGTGGTGATAGTATTTTTGTAATTGCGAATGATATAATTCAAGAAATCTGTTATTATATTTTTTTTATCCACGTTGTATGTTCTGCTGAGATGTAGGACATAATTTACAACGATCTCTATTTTAGACGTTTTTATTTTGTCTATCAGCGTCTCCCACACGTCCTTGTCAATGATATGATAATGCGTATCTAATATATCCTGATTGGATTGCATGAAATTAACCATGCTGCGAATGTCCGATTTATACAATTGCTGCACGCAATGCAATATCTCTTCGCTCATGTTAAGCTTTTCGCAAACGGAGATTTTATTCAAAAATACGATAATATCTTCCTTGGGTAGCTGATTAAATCTGAGTTTGAGAAACTCGTTTTGAAGTCCAATGTCTATTTTGCTAATGTAGTTGCAAATCAAACAAAAACGGACATTGTCTGAATAACTTTGCAATAAATACCGCAAGGCTTGTTGGGCGTTTTTTGTCATGTAGTCTACTTCGTCCAAGACGACGAATTTCATTCCCTCGTTAAAAAGCGGTTTTGATGTGACAAACGCGTTTATTTGGTTGCGAATGACATCAATCCCTCTCTCATCCGACGCGTTTAGATGAATCATTAGGCCCGCGTCCTTATTATTTAATTTGGTTTGGTATGCGTTTATTAAATTGATAATGGTCGTTGTTTTACCTGTGCCCGGCGGTCCATAAAAAAGCAAGTTCGGAAAATAAGAAGTTTCAATGATATTATTTAGAATCTTCTTGTTTAGCGGATCTAGCACTATATCGTGGAATTGTGTCGGTCTATGTTTTTCTACAAACGGACAATATGTATTCATAGTACTTGCGTATGTAATATGCATCATTAATTTTAAGTGGTCTTTTTTACATATTTTTTATTTTTCTTGAAACACGTTTTATTTTATAAAATAATTGAACGTGTAAATATATATTATGCAATATAACATCCTCCCACCTAGTCAATCTACTCAAACTACCATGTCCCGCGCATATTTAGAAATCATTGTTGGTCCCATGTTTTCAGGCAAAACAAGCAAATTGGCCGAAATATATAAACAATGCATGTTTTGTAGTATACCCGTCGCCGTCATCAATTATGCGTTAGATACGCGTTATCATGATACTATGTTGAGTACACATGACAAACATATGATCCCCTGCATTCAAACCATGTTGCTCGCTCCCATGTGGGAATCCAACGCCCAAGTGCACTCGGCAGATGTCATATTAATCAATGAAGGGCAATTCTTTGAAGACTTGTATCCCGTGGTTGAATCCATGCTAAAAGCCGGCAAAAAAATATACATCTCTGGTTTAGACGGCGATTTCCAGCGCAAAAAGTTCGGCCAGATTCTTGATTTAATTCCCTTGTGCGACAAAGTAACCAAACTAACTAGTCTTTGCAGTATTTGTAAAACCGGCGAGCCTGGAATCTTCTCTATGCGTCTTACAAGCGAAACTCAGCAAACCTTGATTGGGTCTGATAATTATGCACCCGTTTGCAGAAATTGCTACAAGTCAACATAAATAGATCTGACGCCTAAAGTAATTATATAAACAATTTAAATTGAAGCCTTTATAACTTGTTATATGACCGATACAAATACCACTAAACCAAAGAGAGGCAGAAAACCAAAGGCGTTAACTAATCCTCCACCTGAAATCGTATTGGTGAATGAAGAAATCACCGCCAATCCTCCACCTGTAGAAAAAATAACCATTCTTGTTTCAGAACAACCTGAAACCAACGAAGATGCGGATGCAGGCGACGCCGAGGCTGACGCCGATGTTGACGCCGAAGTTGGTGCTGTCGCAGATACTAAACCCCTACCAAAAAAACGCGGACGCAAGCCCAAGGGCGGTAAAATCGTCCAACCTGTTGTACCCGCTGTTGCCGTTGAGGCCGCAAAAGAAAATATTATTTTACATCTTAAGTGTTCCTTGAAGGATTTAAATATTAAACAAAATGAAGATATTGAGTCATACAATTTTTCTTCTGAAATCGTCTATGAGCCGATCCATCAAGATACGTCTCATATTTATGTGAACCATGCAACCGCATACGATGAGCTTCAGTATGGCGGAACTGAAGTAGAGCCGTCGCATAGCACCACTGCTGAAAAGGACGTTGAAACAAAAGAAATTTGGAAAAAGTTGAAGCAGTTGGAACATAGCTTGCATTTGAATAATATTAATGATAAAAAATCGGCTTGCTTTTGGTGCACACACGATTTTGATAATCCGCCCGTGTATATTCCCAAGTATTTTTTAAATGAGTCGTATCACGTGTATGGTTGCTTTTGTAGCCCGGAATGCAGTGTCGCGCATTTAATGGAGGAAAATATTGACAGCTCAACAAAATTTGAGCGGTATCACTTGTTGAATCACATTTATACCAAAATTTATGATTACAAGAAGAACATTAAGCCTGCTCCAAATCCATACTACATGCTTGAAAAGTATTATGGCAACCTTTCCATACAAGAATATAGGACGCTTTTGAGTAATGAGCGGCTGTTTTTGATCGTAGACAAGCCTTTAACACGAATCATGCCCGAATTGCATCAAGATAACGAAGACTATATCATTAACAATAAGATTATTCCCACAAATAATCAAGGTATTAAAAAGAAGCTTCAGCGAAAAACGCCAGTAAAGACGAATATTTTCAATGAGAAATTCGGACAAAATGCCGAGTAGTTGCGTAGCTTCTTCTATGGCCTAAAGAATACATACAAATCTGAAAACACATATTTGTATGTATAAATCGTGCATTTACTGGCTTTGTTCCGGCAAAGCGACTGCACCCAACTGAGTTCTAAGCTCACGATATATTTGCTGATTCAATGATACTTGTGTTGGTGCCTTTTTTTCAGTGATTCCCATATACGCTCTGATACATTTAATCGCGTCATAATTACAAGCAGTCAACTTCTCTCTTGCAACCTCTTGGGTATAGTCTGTTTGTCTCATGACTAATAGTATTCTCTCTTCAAGGTCTTCATTACTAACAAATGCGATTTTACTATCCTTGTCCATTAACATGGCTTGATATTTTAAAAGGGATGGACTACCGCAAAATAGTTTGGCGCTAAAATATTTTATAAACCATATAAAAACATGCTTGTAGTATTCTGTAGACATGACTACTCAAGTATTGCCGATTGATTCATTAATGAAAGAGGTATCCGCGTTGATTGAACGTGAGTTATACCAAATGCTAGATAAGTACATGAAGAATTACAAAAAGTATAAAAAGACTCATAAACATATTATGAAGCTTCCCGCTATTCGTAAATTGAAAGAGTATAAAAAGACGAAAGAGGGAAGCAAAGGAAACATTGGCATTATTCGTATGTTAGTTAACCAAATAAATGAACTGACTTCTCAAGTTTCAACGCTCAAGACGTCATTGTATAATTATGAGCATGAGAATGGTGAACGTCGCGAGCAAGAAAATATTTCCTTGAAAATTACAGAGCCTACTATGGAGGGTGTGTTGCCAGATACAGGAACAAAAGTGTATGCTGATTTGATTGAGAATACGCAACCACAACAGACACATTCAAATATTACGCAGACCAAAGTTGTCAAGCTTGATGCAGCTCCGGTAGTATCAGAGGGGGATTCTGAGGAAGAAGAGGAAGAAGACGAGGAGGAAGAAGAAGAGGAAGAAGAGGAAGAAGAGGAAGAAGAGGAAGAAGAGGAGGAAGAAGAGAAGAAGAAGGAAGCTGAAGAGGAGAAGAAGGAAGCTGAAGAAGAAGAGGAAGAAACAGAAGAAGAGGAGGAAGTGTTTGAAATTGAAATTGATGATAAAACATATTACACAAATGATGAAGAAAATGGTATTATCTACGAAGCCCTTCCAAACGACGAGGTTGGCGAGAAGATTGGATATTTAAAGGACGGCGAACCTTTTTTTACTAATATAGTATAAGGTAGTAATATGATGACAATTTGTCCGCCAGCACTCATATATATTGTATTTTCGTTAACTCAAATCATACTTGACCTTATAAAAGGGTTATACAATACTGCATTTATGAAATTTATAGTAATGTCCGTGATTGGATTTTTGTTAAATCTATTATGCCAAGGAGGTTTAGGCATAATTTCTTGGATTATAGTATTTATTCCGTTTGTTCTAATGACCATAATTACTGCAATGCTTTTGTATGCGTTTGGATTAAATGATACGACTGGTTCGTTTATAAAAACACCGCAAAATACACCCTCATCCGACCCAACCCAACCACCGCCGCCTACACCCCCCACACCATCCACACCACCCCCACAAATGATTGACCCTAGATGTTTCATTTTGCAGACATCTATACCTCAACATGGAATGAGAGCGGGGAATGTTACCGACAATGTCTATTGCCCGTGGATGCAAGGCTCGCAATAAAAATACACAGATAAAACAATATAAAAGTTAACAGAATAAGACATGTATATGCCTTATTCTATTATGGATATATTTACAACAATTTCGTATGAAATTATGTGGTTGTTTAGTTATGTGGAGATCATGACGACGCAACTTTACAACCAAACTATTTTGCCAATTCAAAAAAGTGAGTTTTTTAAATCACTTAAGGAGTTCATTGTGGATGATGCAACCATCTGTTTTGTGAAAAACGGCGATGTTATACACAAATCAAATAAAGCGGATACTTTTTGGTTCAAAGACGATTACGATTTTCTTATTGATACCTCCAAATACCATCAAGTCATGCATAGATGTTTACCCAATGATTTTGAGGACTACACCCTATCAAGTGTTGAATTTATCATGTCTGAGTTGTGTATCGGCAACGAAAAGATGCAAATAAGATTCGTAAATAAGCACGAGCACTATACGTATGCCATCGTGGATAATGTCATCAACGTGAATTTTTTAATGTATTTTATTAGAAAGCATTATAATGACAAATTTTGCGAGATTTTTAATATGCCCGTCACACAACTTATTGAGGGATATAACTTAAAAATTATGGACAATAATGTAAACACGATATCTGTACGTGAAAATCAGGCGCTGTGTTATTTAAAGGACTCCTATGTTATTACGGAAATGATCCCCTTGGTCGCAGCACCGGAACGTGATCCCGACCCAGCCGACGATTGAACATTATAGTAAAACAATATAAAAATTATCAGTTATAATTATACAAATGGTAACTCCCCAATCTGTGTTGGCAACAAGAATGGATGAAGAGTATCATACCCTGTCAGATAAATGGTGCTTATGGGCTCATTTACCACATGACACGGACTGGGGGATTAATAGTTACAAGAATATTTACACCTTCAATAGCGTCGAAGAAACTATTGCTGTAATTGAAACCTTGCCAGACATTTTAGTTAAGAATTGCATGATGTTCTTAATGCGTGAAGGAATTAAACCAACATGGGAAGACCCACAAAATCGCAATGGGGGTTGTTTTTCATACAAGGTTTCAAATAAGCACGTCTATAATGTCTGGAAGGAGTTGAGTTATGTTCTTGTGGGTCGTTCATTAAGTAGCAACGAATCTTTTGTTGCCAACGTAACGGGAATTACCATATCGCCAAAAAAAAACTTTTGTATTATAAAAATCTGGATGTGTAGTTGTGAGTATCAAAATCCAAAAATTATTACAAATGATATTGCGAATTTGTCTAGCCAAGGTTCGCTTTTTAAGAAGCACGTTCCCGAATATTGAAATTATAAAATAAAAAAACCTTTTTCAGAAAATTTTTCATTTGTGTTCATAATGAAATATTTTGTGTCGCTATTTTTTGGCGCAGAATCTTTAGGGGAATCTTATAAGTATTTTATAATTTAAATATAATATAAGATTATTATAAATGCCCAAGGTTGATATTGATTATTCTAATACTATATTTTATAAAATATTCTGTAAAGACACTACCATAAAAGAGCTTTATGTAGGACTTACTACTAATTTTGTGCAAAGGAAGCATGGACATAAACAAAGCTGTAAAAATGAAAAATCAACAAATTATAATTGTAAACTATATAACGTTATTCGCAACGCTGGTGGGTGGGAGAATTGGCAAATGGAAATTATTGCATTTCATAATTGCAAGGATAGTTATGAAGCACATAAAAAAGAACAGGAGTATTTTGAAATGCTTGGTGCAACATTGAATAGTATTGAACCATTACCCAAACCAAAAGAACCAATTACAAAAATCGTAAAAGAAAAACCCATATTATATTGTGAACCATGCAATATATATTTTTCTTATTGGAAAGCACAAGAAATCCATAATAATACTGATAAACATCACAAAATGGTATCTATGTATAATGATAACAAACTAGCAACGAATATAATGCAAGATTCATTCCAAAAGTTTCATTGCGAATCTTGCGAGTTTACATGCTTTAAGACATCTGAGTATATACGACATAATATGACAGCAAAACACATAAATAGAACAAATATGAATAATTTAGAACAGAAAAATACCGAACAATCCGCAACCCAGTATACGTGTAAAAAATGCTCAAAAAACTATAAGGCGCGAAATAGCCTATGGTATCATGAACAAAAATGCAGAGTAAACACAACAACTCCAACCGAAAAGAACGCAACACCCCTACCCATTGATGACAATATGCAAATGAATATTATACTTGAGTTGGTTAAGCAAAACCAAGAATTCAAACAATTACTTATTGAACAAAACAAGACCATAATAGAACTCGCAAAAAATAGTCAATCTATCAGTAATAATACGCCAGGTTGAATATTTTGTATGTGGGTCATTTAAAACCCACATTGCATTTTTACGATATTTTACTCCAAATCCTTTTTCAAGAAATCAAAATTGGACATTTATAAATGTCCATTTTTGAATATCCTAAAATACTTTTGAGAATTCGATGTTTTGAGACCATAATGAAAAATTAGCGTCTCACGCCTGAAAAAAAATAAAAAAAAGGGTGATGCTAATTTTTTTATTTTTTCGGCACGGAACCTTTAGGGATTTTTTCTCTACTATCATTATAAGGTAGAAATGATAGTAAATTTATCCCAAAAAATCCCTAAATCGTATGAGTGTAAAATTTGTGATTATACCACGTCTAGTAAAAAAGATTATAATAAACATAATTCAACTCTTAAACATACAAAGTTATGTAATGGTAGTAATGATAGCGTGCAAAATCTAAAAAATCCCCATAAAAACTGCAAGCAATATACGTGTGTATGTGGGAATATATATAAATATGACAGCGGATATTATAGACATAAAAAGAATTGCAATTACGAACCCGAACTTACACACCAATATAGCTCACAAATACCACTACATGTAGACGATCCAATGCAAACAAGTCTAATCCTTGAGCTTGTTAAGCAAAACCAAGAATTCAAACAACTGCTGATAGAACAAAACAAGACGATAATAGAGGTTGCAAAAAACAGCCAGATTAATAATAATAATACCATCAATAATAACAACAACAGCCATAGCCATAATAAGACATTCAATCTACAATTCTTCTTGAACGAGACCTGCAAAGATGCGATGAATATGAAAGACTTCATCAAATCGTTGGAATTGAGCCTGCCCGAGCTGGAGAAGATGGGCGAAATCGGTTTTGCCGAAGGCATGTCTCGTGTCTTTGTGAATCGCTTGAATAGCTTGGATATAACCAAGAGACCGATTCATTGTAGCGACATCAAGAGAGAAATAATCCATATCAAGGACGATAATAAATGGGAACGCGACAACGCAAACTTGGATAGGCTGAGAAAGATTATCAAACAACTTACACACAAAAATATCTTGAAGGTGGATGATTGGAAAAAGGCGAATCCAGGTTGCACGGAATACAACAGCAGGAAAAACGACCAATACTTGAGAATCAATATGGAAGCCATCGGTCCAGTGGATGATGATGAAGTAAAGAGAGACTTTGGCAAGATAATACGCAGGGTAGCGGAGAGCACCGCCATTGACAAGAAGTATTTGTGAACGCGAATCAAATTTATTTTGTTATATTATATTATATGACATCGGTTCAAAATGTTATTGAGCATATTTATAAACACTTGAAAAACACAAAGGGTGGCAAAAATGCGGATTATATTCCCGAATTAAAAAAGGTTAACCCAAATTCATATGCGATTTCTATCTTCACTATTAACGGCGAGTCATACAATGTCGGCATGTCCGACAAGGAATTCGCCCTTGAATCCGCCAGCAAAGTCTTCAGCTTGGCTCTTGCACTAAAAGCAAAGGGTGTTACAAAAGTGAAGCAAATGATCGGCACAGAACAAACGTCTTCCGTGTTCAACTCCGTCGCAGCCATTGAAGAATCCGCGAATCATACCTTGAACTCCTTTGAAAACGGCGGTGCCATGGCGACAACCAGTATATCATATGAGAAAAGCAAGTCCAAATTTGAAAAGAAGATATTTGATAACATGAGCAGGTTTGCCGGCAGAAAATTGACATATTCGCGTTCCATATACAACTCGGAATATAGCAATAGCGACCATAATCGTGCGATTGCCTACTTGTTGAAATCCTATAAACGCTTCTATGGAGACGTGGAAGATACCTTGGATGTTTACACGAGACAATGCTCTGTCTTGGTGACGAGTCAAGACGTTGCGGTTATGGCGGCAACTTTGGCAAACGGCGGAGTCAATCCCAAAACGGGCGAACGTGCGATTGACGCCAAATATATTCCGTATATTCTAACCCATATGGTTGCAAATGGAATGTATGAGTATTCTGAAACATGGCTTACAAATGTGGGCCTTCCAGCCAAGAGCGGTGTCGGAGGTGTTCTGCTTATCGTTGTGCCAGGAATCATGGGCATTGGCATTATTTCGCCTCCCTTGGACGAACACGGAAATAGCGTAAAGGGCATCAAGACTGCAGAGGCCTTGTCTAAAATACTGAACTTGGGTATATTCAACCGAAAGCAGCCGTGTAATATGTAAAATCGCGTTCCAATATCGTGTATAATAATTTATTTATTTCGTAAATTATTATTCAATTATGCACTACTTGCTGTGTATTATAACGTTTTTGTTAACTGGATAGATAATCTGCCATCAAATGTTAATGATGCAGTAACTACACTTTGAACTAAAGTAAATGTCATTGAAGTAAATGCGTCTGTTGTAAAAGTATCCGTTACAGCACCAGATGCTCTCTGGACGCCAGCAACATCAGATGTAGAAAGACATAGCTGGAATGTTGAATCAACCGCACTAAAAGTAACCGCAGGCGTAGATGTTAAATATCCCGATGAACTAGTAAAAACACCCCCCTCAGTTTGTTGCTCGTTTACAAACCAGTTAATCGCATATGTGGTGTTAGTTTCAAGTCCACTAAATGCTGCGGATGTTACTACATTTGTATCTGTGTCTATACTTACACCTGTAAATGTTGCGACTTGTGTCTGCGTTGTAAGTGGACCAGGCGGACCAGTAATACCAGTAATACCCGTCGGACCTACACTACCAGTAATACCCGTCGGACCAGTCTCGCCATAACCGGTAGGACCAGTCTCGCCATAACCGGTAGGACCAATATCACCTGTAATACCAGTTGGGCCAGTTATACCAGTTGGACCAGTCTCGCCATAACCGGTAGGACCAATATCACCTGTAATACCAGTTGGGCCAGTTATACCAGTTGGACCAATATCACCAGTCATACCGGTTGGGCCAGTTATACCAGTTGGTCCCACGGGACCAGTTTCACCAGTTGGGCCAATATCGCCTGTCATACCAGTTTCACCAGTCGGACCAATATCACCAGTGATACCAGTCGGACCAACATCACCAGTGATACCGGTAGGTCCAGTAATACCAGTCGGACCAATATCACCAGTAATACCAGTAATACCGGTATAACCAGTATAACCAGTGTAGCCAGTATAACCAGTATAACCAGTAGGACCAGTAGGACCAGTAGGACCAGTATAACCAGTATAACCAGTAATTCCAGTAGGCCCAGTAACTCCAGTGGGACCAACTATGCCAGTAGGCCCAGTGATACCAGTGGGACCAGTATGACCCATCGGACCAATCGGAATCAACGTCGTACGTATAAACGACGGGCTACAACTTTCAAAATATAAAGATATGCACGGCTTAGTTGGTACATTTGTAAATGCCTTTAAACCTAGCAATATTTGTGTATTACAATCGCACAAAATTACAGGCTTATCAATATATAACGAAATGATTACTTCGGTTGAATTTATTTGAGACGCATTTTCAATGGTTTTTAATTCAGAGACTGCAAATGGATTGGGCGAAAATACTCCACTCGGGTCTACTGCATATAAGGTCCATTGTAGTTTAATAAGATCTTGAAACGCACATCTTACCCAAAGATGCATATCCCATTTCCCAGGCGGAATAATAGTAGATGATAACAAATTATCTATAATGGCAAATTGAATCTCATAACCACTATAATAATCGCCATTTAAAGTAATTTGCGGAGCACTTGTACCACAAATATCATTTGTTATTCTTGTAGATTTAATGGTAGGACTACATGAATCATATAAAACTGAGTCAATATTATAAAAATTCACATTGTTAATGGTAACTATCTCATCAATATTCATGAATAATACTATACCACCAGACGAACCTATACTTCCTTCGGACCCAGTTGCACCAGTAGGTCCTTGTGCCCCAGTACTGCCTACATTTCCTTTCGGACCTTGTTGGCCGGGAGGACCAGGAGGTCCAGGAGGACCCTGCCTGCCAGGTGGGCCGGGTTGACCTGTTGGCCCAGGTATCACACACGGAGGTGCTGGGGGACACGATCTATTATTTGTTTGACATGATTTAATAGATTCCAAATAATTTTGGTATCCCCTATTACCACTCATTATAATATAGATAAATATATTTATAAAATATATTTGACATAATTGTCAATAACAAATGATAATAAAGATGCATAATTTTGAAATTTAATAATTATCAACTATGGAATTGTCATGACTACACGGATAAAACAAAAACTTCCATCGGTCCATGTTATAGATCAACTTCCATACATTTATCTCCCACATTAGACTCTTCTTTTCATTCATAATCTTCAAACTTGTCTCTTTAGTTAAATCTGCAAATTCTAACAAGGATTTTATATTTCCCCCAAATATACTACCTGCAAAACACCAACAGATATCCTTATACAAGTCAATGTCGTAGTTATAATCTGGATTCCAAATCGTGCCGATTCTGACATGAATAGGATATTCTAAATATCGTAAACGTAGTATCTTTTTAGCAAACTCTGCTTCACTAATATCCATCATATGTTTAATTCCAAGATCCAACCAGATAAATTGGCTTGCATTGTAGTTATTTAATTGAATGGCCTTTCGCACAAATTCGGTCTTGTAGCACATGGTGAACATGTATTCAATCGTATCTTTTGCAGGATTTTTAGTATTGAGCTTAAAGTTCTCCAACTTATCTTTATAATCGTACAAGTAATTTGCCTCTTTCACAAAAGGTATAATGGTGGTATATTCATTTGTAAACTCAGTAAAATGGTGCAATACCGATTTATCCACAAAAATTACCTTATTCATTGGAACCTTTAACAATTGTCTTGCCAACATGACATATTTATCATATGATCTGTCTGCACGATAATTAATATTCGCCATAAAGGCAGATACTATCGTTGCGCCTGGACCAGCATCGGATGCGTTATTATCACTCATATACACAAGTATAATATGTTTAATTCTGATATCTAACACAATAAATTATATTTCATTCGTTTTATTGTGTTATATGAAGGTTTTCTAAACTATGTCATATTCCTCATTTTCGGCGCATAGTTGCATTTCGTCGCCCCTTTTTGTTTCGTCGTTTGGTCTGTTTACCTTTTGACTTACTGCTGATAGTATCAGGTTTCGCAAGAAATTTATCAAAAATAAGCATTTTGTATTTCTTGTAATATGCATCCATTTTTCTCTCATCAATCAACTTGTTTAGTTTCATAATTTGGCGAAACATGGGTATATTTTTGTTCGGCTTTATTTGTGTTGCAACATCTTTAAATGTAAGCGATGGCGTTTTATGAATGATAATATCCGACGGAATATCGTAATATTCTGTATATGTTTTATCAAAAGAGCCATATTTCATATTGGATTTATCCAGGTCCAACAAGGCGACAAGTTTGTTTAGGTTGGCTTCGCTGGTGCAGTCAATCTCCATGTAAATCGGGAGGCCTGGAACGATGTCAAAAGTTATTTCGTGGGCCAAAGGATGAGACCACTTCTCTCTCATGGTCTCTTGATAAGACTTCTCTTCAATGCCTATCGCTCTTAAAAACTCGCAACCCTTTTCAAAAGATTCGTTGATGGTGACTTCGCGCTCTTCTGGAAATTTCTTGTCGTTGAATATTTTTGTTGTCATGGTAATCTTATTTGCTTCGTCGCGAATACGCACAAATCCTGGCTTATCTCCTTTTTCTTCACATCTTTTAAAAATCAGCCGATAAAATTTAAGTGGGTCATGTACCTTTGTTGCTCCGTTCTCTCTTAGTTTCTTTTTTATGTTTGTGATATCAATATTTAAAAATTTGGCTTCGAATTCTTTTGGCATAGATTATTGCTATATATAGAGTTGATTTTTATTTTGAAGAAAATAAAATTATAGCAAATTGTTATAATTTTATTAGATGTAAAGGTTCAACGACGTTTAATATTTTTTCTGGTTTTTCGTTTCAAGGTTCGTTGCTTACGAGGTTTTTTATTATTACGCGTCTGTCTTTTTTTGTATGGCTTTCTGCGTCGTATATTGCGGCTACCATCAGAGCTAGAACTGCTACTGGAGCTACTACTTGAGCTACTTGAGCTGGAGCTAGAACTGGAACTAGTGCTATCTCCCGACTTTGATTTTGATTTACCCTTGAACTTAGGGATTATCCTTTTTTTGACTTCTCCAGGTTTGTATACCAAGAAATTTTCGTCGTAAATTCTAGTGCCTCGTTTCTCTCTCAACTCTTTCATCGTCTCTGCTTTATGTGCCCGCATTTCTTCCAAACTTTCTTGATGCCCGTAGCAAGTAATACTGAATCGTCGCAATAACCCTTTTTGTGATAATCTGTTTTTTTCTTGCACGTCAAAAAGGAACTGCGCCATGCAAAGAATTCTTTCGCTATATCCTTTAGCACTAAATAAATCATAACCATACAAAAACGCCAAATAAAAGTTCAACATAGTGTCAATCGTCGCGACTTTAATCTCCTTGTCTCCATCATCAATAGTATTGTAGCTATGACATCCAATAGTCGCATAAATATTAGCAATAATATCCTTTCCAACCTTGACCTCGTAACCTTTAGGGATAACCTCGCCAACAGGGTCAATATCTAGTATTTCCACATTGCGAATATTACTATCATTCAAACGCTCTTTTAATATTTCTGCAGTCGTCTTGGGGTCAGTAGAGAGAACATCAAAATCAGGGTTATTACTCAATTTCTTTTGTAGTTTTACAGGCATATATTTGGAATATAACGCAACGGCGTATCCACCAAAAAATACCGCAGATTGATTGATTAGTGTATCCTTTGTAATATTAAATATCTCTTCTACTTTGTCTGGCGAAGCCTTCATTGGTCGCTGAAAGTTAACCTCGTTACAATTGATATTTTTCATGGGATAATGTTTATTCAAAAGACGCAAACGTTTATAAACCTTTTCCCAACGTGTGGTATCCCCTGCAGGCCGACTCAACTCTAAATACATGGACATACGCAAGAAATTAGGAGGGGTATACAAAATTCCGTCGACGCGTACCGCGTGTTTTTTTAGAGTATTAAATAATTCCTTTGGCATGTAGGTAATATCCGCAACAGGAATAAACTGAACGAATACCTTGTAGGTGCCGAAATGCTGGCCTGCCTTGGCTTCCACTTGTTCAAAACCCTTTTTGTGATAAATATCCGCCAATTCTTTTGCATCATCCATTGCATTGGGAGAGAAGAAATCGTAATCAGGAATTTCGGTTTCCTCGTCATAAAATTGTTCGTCCTTGGGTAAGATATTATTAATTGCAATACCTCCGTAAGGAACCAAACCCTTTCGCTTGATAAAATCCGTAACGATGGCAGTCATAGCTTGTATACTGGGCGACGAGACAACACGTTTCGCGATTTTTTCTTGTGCTAAATCAACCGACATGCGGAGAATCGTTAGTTCGCATTCTTCAAACGTCATTTTATTATTGCATATTTGTTTGGGTTTCATAATGTATATTATATTATGTATATAAAATATATTGCCGTCTTTTCTACTAAAATAAAAATTGAAACGTTTTTGTATATAACTAATATATACAACTAATATACTACCAATATGGAAACGCACCAAGATCAAGATAAAGCAGTAAGTTGGATGCTACATGCCCTCAAAATTGTGTTGGGGGATGAAAGCATCCGCAGATATATCATATTGTATTATTATCCAACCATAACCAATCCGTCCAAAAAATGTATCCGCACCTTTGACGCGTTTGTGGAGTCGGCAAAAAAACGCGAAGAAAAAGCAAACGAAATAAGAAAATATTGCAATAAAATGAGTAGAAAGCCAGACATGGTTGTATTCACCGCGTCAAACATCCAGCGAACAAAATGCGACAATGAAACGCATTTTCAAAGTTATATCATCAACAATACCACAAAAAAGTTGAGCGTTATTGACCCAGCATACGATCCAAACAAGGAAGAGAACAAGGGTATTTACGCGGCAGAGATTTCGTTGGATGTTATTATTCCGTGCTTTGAGAGAAAAGGATACACGACAGAATTTGTCTCTCTTACAACTCCAGCACAAGTTGACATAGGAGACGTATTTTGCCAATCTTGGACGCTATACATATTGCTTGCAAAGCTCAAGCAAAATGAATATTTTAAAAACAACACATTTGAGGTCCCTGAAGACCAACTGGACAAGTATGACATGCTTCTCTCCTTTTATCATCAAATCTTTACGGATATGCCCGAGTTGCGCGAGAATTTGCAAGTAGAATACGAGGGCGAAATCTTGGAGAGTCGCGGACCAAACAGACTTTCTAAATCAGAAAAAGAAATATTACTCAAATTTGATCCGGTTGACTTGTTGTTGGGGCTAACTAAATATGAAATGAAAAACTAAACAAAACCTAAACAAAAATCTAAAATCATATGTAAATTAAATATTCAACATTTTTTTAGTGTTTTCAAAAAGTTCTTTATAATAAATATCAGTGTTGTATCTCTCTGAAGACATTGCATGATCGTGTCCTGTTAATTTAGACGTACTTATTATACACGTGTTTGATAAATTTAAATTATCCAAATTTATATTTTCATCTCCTTCCACAATAATTGACATATAATTATTTGATGAATAATTTAATAGTAAATTATTTAATGCTATAATGTCTTGTAATAAATATTCACCTTTTAGACACTTTATACAAAATAATTTAACCTCATTATTGTTTAATGAACTTAAAGTCTTATCAATAAGGTGTGATATTTTGTTTTTTACATCATTTAAATACTCGTTATGTTTACATTGGTTAAACATGTTAATGGGTACTTGAATGCCGTGCGTCCAAAAATATATATCTTCAAAGATATAATCAACATCGATATGGATTGTGTCTATATTTTGAATATTTTTCATATCTTCTAGTAATTCGTTAAAGTCATAATAACCAACTTCATTTTTAGAAATATTGCTACCATTCTTAGAAAATAATTTATACATGGTTCTAAAATTACTAAAAGTAAGCTGGGTTGGATTTTTTAAAAAATGATTAATACCATTAATTTTTATATTAGCCCAAGCAAATAAATGGCTGTATATAAGAGAGTTAGGTATAATACTTGATATGTGTCGGTTAAGCATTGAACTTATCTCACAATTTGAACCTAATGATATTACCTGCATATATATAGATTTGAAAATAATAAATAACATTTTTCGCCATTTAAAGCAACTTATATTTTAAAGCTATATAACCCACTGGTATCGGCCAATGCACGCGGAGCATAAGACAACTTCGGATTTGGTGGCGGAGGATCGGGAATAGTCACTGGTATATATCTCAACTCCACAGGTTTCAAGGAAAACGCGTGTCCCGTCGTATCAAAGAAAGCCGTATCTTCAGCAAGATTACTATCTTGTGTTTGATATCGCATGGCGACCATTTGACAGCCTAATGCTCTAGATAACAAACTTCCAGGATTTGGAGGATTGGCACCATCATCCGGTAGAACGATAGACATATTTTGTTTGTTATATGTTTTCATTTCATCAATATCGGGTGTATATTTGACACCATTTGTAAACTTGAGCGTTCGCATAAAAACGGAATTACTTGTCATGTTAACATATTCCTTAAAATCTTTGTTTTCCATAAATGCACTATTTGATTTATCCACGATGACAACTATTTTGCCGGCTAGGTCCAATAACGGCACATTTCCTAAATTTTTACCGGAATTTTCAAAACTATATTTCTTTCCCAATAAATAATCATTCATGCCTTCAAATAGACGAGCCATTCGCGTATACATTTTTTGATTATTACTCATGATTCGTAAATGCAAAATGATAGGGTCATTTGGATTGGGAGCGGTGCTAGTAGAATATGCGAAATTTTTTAACACGGATAATACTTCAGCAAACTTTACATAGTTGAAGGTATCCTTCACATAAAAGCTGGTTCCGAGAGACGTCGCGACAACGGGTTCGTTGTTGATGGAATATATTTCAAAATCAAATCCGCGAACTCCTTGTTTAAGAAGGTCTTTCAATACACATGTAGAAACCGCGTCGTTCTCATAGAAGCCAACACTACAAGCATTATAGGCCGTTTTGATGTAATAATCTTTAAAGGTGTAGGTATAATTATTAGGGGTATCCTTGATTTTACTTTGGTTTGTTGTAATGGAACTAATTTTGCCATTGAGAGATGCGTAGATTGCATCAAGCGATTTGCATCCCTTGGCTTCTAAATTGTTTACATAATCCCATCCCCAAATTGCAATAACAATGCCAATAGTAATTAATGCAACCACAATCGTATAAAATATCGAATCATCCATATCTGTTATAAATATATATTATAATATCAAAAATAAAAGAGTTAAATAATATTATTATATATTAATAACGACATGGCCGGAGGATTATTATCACTTATTAGTGAAGGGCAACAATCAATCTTATTGTATGGAAATCCCTCAAAAACATTCTTCAAGAGCACATATTCTAAAATAACTAATTTCGGAATGCAAAAATTTCGTGTAGATTATGAAGGTGCCCGAACATTGCAATTAACCGATGAATCCACGTTTACATTCAAGATACCTAGATATGCCGATTTATTGATGGATACTTACATCTCAGTAGATATGCCTAATATCTGGTCGCCAATTTATCCACCGACACCTGAGACTGGAAATAAATGGGCGCCTTATGAATTCAAATGGATAGATAATCTAGGTGCAAAAATGATAAGCAGTGTCTCTATTACGTGCGGAAATCAAAAACTACAAGAATTTTCAGGGGATTATTTACAGGCACAAATTGAGCGTGATTTAAACGGAACAAAGCGTTTATTATTCAATGCCATGAGCGGTTCAGATGAATCTATGACAAACCCAGGCAATAGTGGTTCGCGTGTAAATTCGTATCCAAACGCGTTTTATACCGCGTCAAATTCAGGACCCGAACCATCTATTCGTGGACGCACTATTTACATTCCGTTGAATGCATGGTTTTGCAGTAAAACCCAGCGAGCATTTCCACTCATTGCCTTGCAATACAATGAATTGCATATTCATATAACATTTCGTCCGATTAATCAGTTGTTTACTATTCGCGACGTGTTCGACCCATTTTACAATTATCCATATGTCGCGCCGAATTTCAATTTAGAACATATGCAAATGTATCGGTTCGTTCAACCACCGCCAGATGTTTCATTAGCTGCACCGGCATACGTTGATAAACGTTCTGTATGGAATGGGAACATACACTTGAACTGCACGTATTGTTTTCTCTCTAATGACGAATCTAGATTGTTTGCAATGAATGAACAAAAGTATATATTTAAGCAAGTGCAGGAGTCTATTTTCTATAATGTAACTGGCCCCAACAAGGTTCAACTTGATTCGCTTGGATTGGTGTCGGATTACTTGTTTTACTTCCAGCGAAGTGATGCAAACTTGCGAAATGAATGGAGTAATTATACGAATTGGCCGTACAACTATTTGCCGTCTGATTTAACTTTAGCACCGACCGATGGAACGTATCCTGTAACTGAATTAGACCCAAGTGGAAACCCCATTCTTGTGCCAATCGGTCCCGGTGTAAATCCAGATGGATTCCAAACAGGGTTGATGTTAACGGGTGATTATAATAGTCAAAACATGCGTGCAATTTTACTACAAATGGGTATTCTCTTTGATGGCGAGTATAGAGAGAACATGCAACCGGCTGGTGTGTATAATTATATTGAAAAGTTTACTCGCACGCCTGGATATGCTCCATTTGGATTATATTGTTATAATTATAGCATGAATTCAGGCGCGTTATATTCCGATAATCAGCCCGCAGGTGCAACGAATATGAACCGATTTAATACGATTGAACTGGAGTTTAACACGACGATTCCAGTCTTGGACCCGCTCGCACAAGTTCTTACTATATGCGACCCCAACTCAGGCGAGATTATTGGCATCAACAAACCAACGTGGCGAATCTATGACTACAATTTTGACTTGCATTTTTTTGAAGAGCGAATAAATGTGATTACCTTTGTGGGCGGTAATTGCGGATTGATGTATGCGACATAAGCAACATATTTTAGTCAATATTCGTCGACCTGTAAAAATATTATATTGTATTATTATCTTTGAATAATATAATAACGAATGAATCACCAAAATATTTTAATTGGCGCATATGTATGTTATGTTATTCTTCAAATGTATGTTGTGAAAAACTATATATTAGATTGGCAAACATTAATAAGCGGAACAAATGTAGATCAAATGAAATATAATTTAGGTCATAAGCCTGAATTGACAGAGGCATTTACAAAAGAAATCGTATCTAGAATGAAAATGTTAGAGAATATGGATTATGCGGATTGGATTAACTATAACAATAAACATGCAATAGTAACTCACGGAGGTTATGAATATGATATTTTTATCTTTGAACGATCTATAAATGGAATGGAAAATTTTTTAAGTAATACTCATTATACGTTAAGAGCAAATAGAAATGTAGAACTTTTAGGATTATCATATAACGATTTATTGAGACAAGCCAATTATGCTTTCTTGTTTAGTTTATTCCAACCTAACCCTGATTTTCTTGAAACCATTTATAAAGGGCCGGTATATGAAGACAACACAAACATATACGCACATTTTATGACGGATCCAGCAACGAATCGTGCAGTAAAAACAAATGCTGTAACAGGTGTATGGAAAAAGGAAATAACTAGCGAAAATAAATTTGAAGGTGTTATGTTTATCGGTTATAATTTGATAGACGTAGAAATACAATATGCAAATAAATATTTTGAGTTTTTGGATATACCATTTATGGCAATCGTGAGCGTAGGAACTATAGTAGCATCACTACTTTTATACCACTCCTCTGGTGAAAAGAATTTTTGGATGTCGTTATTATTTTTATCCATATTAAATATTTATCTAACAACGTTTATAAATACAAAAGAAGGTATTACAACGTTATCTGTGGAGAATGACAAGGTGAAGGATATAAATGATGGTATATTAAGTATATCATTTTTGGCGGCAGTAAATATATACATATTGCAGACATTGAGAGAAATAAAAGACCATCGTAATTTACACAATGAATCTGCCTTCTTATTCACATTGGCGCTAGTATTACTATTATTCGCATTGTATAAGAAAACAAATTACAACAAGATAGACGATATTCGTACTCACCGAATCAAAAAACAATTAGCGTATAACACATCTATATTTGTCAATTTATTCATCTTGTTTAATTATTTAGTCTATGTCGCTAGAGACGGACATATAATCAGTGCTATTAGCTCATATTTAAAACACACATTGTAATAGTTTGTTGCAATAGTTTGTTATGATATATCATGTTGAAATTATGATATATCATAGAGCGTGCAGGTTTATTATAAATAAGCATTTGAGGCGAGCGGACCATTTTCCATAAATTGTCCGGATAAGCTGTATCTAGGGGGGTATGATGGCATATTTGCCAGATTGTCTGGTGGTTTGTAAACTTCATCGAAGATGGATTCACCTTGGTCAAATTGTGCCCTCCACATATTGACGCCAGTATTATAAGCTGGCGGTGGTGTAAATTTATCAGAAGGCTCAATTAGTTTAGCGCGTGTTCCTGCATCCGTGGTTAATTCTGAATAATTAGGAGTAAGATAGGAGTATTTTCCCGCGTCATTGTCTCCTTCTACGTTGTTTGTTTTTAGAAATGTATTGGATAATTCGCTGGTGCTTGGTTGACAACCAAAACAATCTATATCACTTAAGCATCTCTCTCCAGTAATGGAGCATTTACCATAAGGACCGCACATATTTTTACAGCTATATGTTGTATTAATCGGTAAATTTACTGTATGCGTCACAGCTTGGTCTGGGTTAGTTAAGCATTCCACTACATACTCCTTTGTTAGCAATAAATGCATCCATTTATTTATTCCAATAAACAATAATATGCTTATTAAGGCAAACATAATAAACATGGGCGGTTTCAACGGCGTCATATTATTTGGCATAGTGTGTTCTTATATAATATTAATATAATTATTTAAGATTTGGGTATTGTGTAGGTAATTTTTATATCAATTTAATATAACAAACAATATATGGCACAAACAAATCAAGATAATCAACCTGAGGACTCGGCAATTGACCGAGCCAGAAATAAAGAGACCGCACAAAAAAAAGAGATTAATTGGTCTGGATTGAGTAAAGAAGTGCTTAATTTCTTGTTAAAGTTAATTATCATATTTTTAATTGGTTCTAGAGTTGTTTTTGCGTGTAAGGTAGCCCAGGCGAATATTTTACCAACTGATTTGGATTGTATGCCTTACACGCCAGCAGACAAGGACGAAGAATCGCCTAAATATGAAAGTACTACTCCTGAAGCAAATATAGATGTTAGTTATGTTTATAACGCAGATCAAGAAGGATACAAGGCATACGCGACTAAAATTGCATTTGAAATAAACGAGTTTTCAAGAAAGAATTATTTGATTGATAAGCTAAGAACTATTGAATACAACCCAAAGGTGGATCCTATGGTGAAATATTTATGTGTTGTTCTTCAGAATATATTTGTATTTTATTACGGAATAACGAATAGCTTATTCAATTTTATGAATAGCAATTTGAACGAATCGTTTATAATCTTAATAGGTCCGTATTTATTGAAATATTTGTCAATTTTCATTTATCCTGTAAGCATTGTGGTAAGCATTATTTTCTGTCTGCTAAATATTGGATGGCTTCTCAAATCAAATAAAAACAATGATAAAGAATATAAACATAAAAGCACAACGGAACCGGTTTGGAGACCATGCGACCCGTTATCAAGTATTTATAACTTTTGCGGAACGATTATTTATTTGTATATAGGATTCTTTTTGGCAAGCGTGTTGTCGCTTTCTCCTATACCCGCAATAATCAGTTTTATTTGTTTATTATCGCCGTTATTTATGAAGGCCAAGATAGTTCAGACAGATAGTGAAACGGGAAAGAAAAAGGATATGAAAGACAATCCTATATATGGATTCCGCAGTTCATTAAACGGATTAATTGAATCCAAGATGGATGTCTTCATGTTCTTATTCTGTATTTTTACAACATATGCAACATATACGAATTCTACTGATATAAAGGCGCCCATATTTGTCGGATTGGCGAGCATATGGTTTTTGTATAGATTGATAAAACACAAAGAACCACCTGCAATGTCAACTCCTGATTTGGCATCATTTGAGAGAAATGAAAAGGTTTGTCCCGAGCATAAACCAAGCAAAGCGGAGTTGGATGCAATGGCTCGCGACGAGGAAGAAGACGCCGACAAAAAGAAAGAAGCCCAGAAAAATAGTTATATCAGTCAGATAATTGCTTTTTGGATTGGTGTTTGGCTATGGCTTCCAAAGACGATTTATAGCCTTTGGTTAAAAGTATATAACTCATTGTTTGGACCAGATAAGCCGTGTCCTGCGGGAGGCGAACCACAACCTGAACCTGAACCGGAACCTGAGACACCGCCCCAATCGGAACCAGCACCTAAACAGGAACCCGAGTCGCCCCCACAACCAGAGCCCCAACCTAAACAGGAACCCGAGCCTACAAATGTTGAAATCGCGCAACCGGCTCCCCAAGAGGTCCAATTGAATGAGCAACAACCCTCATCTGTAGAACCAGTCGCTTCTCCATCAACGGAACAACAAAACCCCGGATTAAATGGTGGCGCTAGAAGGAAACAAGATTTACTCCGCAAAATAAAACATCTAACAAGATCGTTGAAACGTCGTCCGTAATAAAATGTCAATAAATAAGATATAAATAGTTAAAGCATAACTATTTATAGTTGAATGGTAAAAAAGGGAAAACAACCGCTGAGACCTCTTGTTAGTATTTGCACTCCTACTTTTAATAGACGTCCGTTTTTCCCATTTATTATTAAATGCTTTGAGAATCAGGATTATCCAATGGACCGATTAGAGTGGATTATTATAGATGATGGAACCGATTCCATTGAAGACCTCGTAGCAGATGTTCCCCAAATCAAATATTTTGGGTACAAGAAGAAAATGAGTCTGGGAGAGAAGCGAAATCTTATGCATGAAAAGGCGACTGGGTCTATACTCGTTTACATGGACGATGATGATTATTATCCGCCAAATCGTGTAAGTCATGCAGTAGAAACATTAGAAAAAAACCCACATGCCTTGTGTGCGGGTTCAAGTGAAATGTACATTTATTTTAAGCATATACACAAAATGGTTCAATTTGGACCTTATGGACCTAACCATGCGACCGCGGCAACCTTTGCATTTCGTCGCGAATTATTGAATCAAACCAAATATGACGATGATGCTGCTGTCGGCGAAGAAAAACAATTCTTGAAAAACTACACTATTCCATTCGTTCAACTTGATCCAATGAAAACTATTTTAGTGTTTTCGCACGAGCATAACTCGTTTGATAAAAAAGTGTTATTGGATAAACCAAGCGATTTTGTTAAAGACTCTAATAAAAGGGTAACTGATTTTATTAAAGACGATAATATCTTACGTTTTTTCATGAATGATATTGACAAGCTATTGGACTCATATGAGCCTGGTCGTCCAGAGAATAAACCGGATGTTGTAAAACAAATAGATACACTTACTAAAAATAGACAACAGATGGAAACACAACTGCAACAAATGCAACAACAAATGCAACAACAAATGCAACAAAAAATGCAGCAACAGGTACAACAGGTTAAAATGCAATATGAGTCAAGGATCGCACAACTAACAGCAGAAAATCTTATGTTGAAAGATAAGACGGAATACCTTACTAAAAAGATGTCCGATCTCATTCAAAAACAGATTGAACAAAAGAAAAAGTTTGATGATGTTTATGAAAGTTGCAATCTAAATAAAATCACATAAAAATCAAATAATGTTATCGTCTATACTTTCAGTTTCCGTATACTCGATACCAACCGCATCTTCTTTGATATATTTATCTATATATCTATAAATTCGGTTAATATCCAGCTTTGTAATCTCACAATTATCAAATATTTCCATAATTTCAGTATTATTATCGTCTTGTTTATTTCTCAACTCCAAGAAAAAAGAAAATAAGTCCTTTTTATCCATTGCAAGTTGATGACACAATATCTGGATAAAGGTTGAATTGTTATATTCCGTCGAGTATTTTGTTAATACTTTTGTGAATCGCACTTCACCTGGACTATATTTCGGTTTCTTCTTAGTACAAGTTGAATTTAATAATGATTCGTGGTAAATTTTATTGCTATGGAAAGTTTTAATAATAGAACTCATCTCATTAAACTGCCAAATCTGCTTTTGAAACGTAATGCGGTCAATATAATCCGCAAAACATATATTTTTCAAAAGGTTCAAATATAGCGGAACATACGTGCTTGGTTTTGATTTTGTAAAAGCGTCTGCAATGTTCTCATGCCATAAAAGTCCTACTATCGTGCGGTCTGTTTCATTCATTAACGTGCTATGCTCTTGAATAGAGTGATGCTTATTAATCAAATTTTTGGTTATTTGTTTCGTATCATCATTATATGATTTCATCTGGAAAATATTTTGAATAATCTCGCTCGTCAATACGTCCTGTTTATTTTTATAAATATTGAAAATGGTATTTAATTTACGCAAGTCGTTTTGAACGAATTCATTGATATGAGGAATAATTTTATTGTCAATGTCTGGCATAATATGATTCACAATAGTATTAATTTGCGGTGCAGTGGGAACTTTTAACTCCACTGAATTACACACCTTCATTAGCTCCTTGATTTTTTTATCCATGTGATAATTACTGATGCAAATAATGGGAACCATAGTCATCTCTTCTTGTTTTTGCTTTTTGGTCTTTTTGGGTCGTATCAATTTAATTAACGTATTAATTCCCCCCTTGTCTCCATTATTCATTCCATCAATCTCATCCATAACGATTGCAATCTTTTTAATTTTTTTATGAAACATGCTCATAATATTTTTATCAGACATGTTATGTTTGGTAATAGTATCAATGACTAGTTTATTTCGTATATCTCCTGCGTCATATTTGATAACATCATAATCCATATCCTTTAAAATTTTCATTACAAATGTTGTTTTTCCACATCCAGGACTGCCATATACATATATACCTTTTTTAACAAGAGGATCATGTTTATTTGCTTCAAATGTAGAGAGAAGTTTCTTCACATTCTTTGATTCTTCTTCGCGATTTAATATGTTATTGAGGTTTAGTTCATCCATGATATAATGTTTGACATTCTTTTATGTTTTTTGTATTAATAATGTTAAATTTATGTCCTTGAACCTTTAGCATTATTATTCAAATAGAAAAACTACATTTATTACTTCTTTATGCATGGGTTGGGTACTCCATATGTAATCCCATCCCAGCTTACTTTATTGGTATTCGCCCAATTAAACTTTACACAAGGACCATTGCTACCGCTATAAATTGGTAAACTAAAATCCATTGGAGATCTTGCTAAACCAAGATTATCCCTTTTCGCATTTACAACGCATTGTGAACCTCCAGTTCCTCGGTCTAACCAATAGTCAGGGCAATCACCCGTCACTGGAGGCCAAGTTTGTTTGTTTTGAGAGATGCTAATATTTATACCAATTACTATTAAGATAATTAAAAGAATAACTATTGCCAATGTTAATATTATTGATTGCACCGATGCCATATATATAAATTAGAAAGAATATATTTTTTTATTTTATATTATATAATGAACCGGGTTAGTAATGGTAGAATAGATATACAGACTCCTGACACCAAGTCTCTTTTTAATATGTATGATAAAATTCCAGCACATCAATGTACTACCTATAGAAACCCACTTGAAGGTCAGTGGGATGATAGTACTTTATCAAATGCATATTTCTCTAAAGAAAATATACAAATAATTCAAAATGGTATTCGTGCTGGTGTATATAAGCAATCCAATAACCAATATGTAGTCGCACCCCAAGATTGTGATAGTTTAAAAATCGTCATGCGCTCTATTTATTTACAATATTCGGCCAATCTGCCAGGCAATGTTTCAGGCCAAATTGAAGCATTAAATCAAATGGTGTTGAATTTTTGCATACAGCAGGTTTATAGCGAGGCAAAAGGTTATATGAAATACCTCAGCGACGCTAGCAACATGTATGTCCCCATCGCCCATCCTATTCTTGCAAAGGACGACGACAAAGAGTTGGTATTGAAGCCTTGGTTTTAGTCGTCAGACACAAGCAACGTCTTGGTTACCTTCGCCTTGACCTTTACCCCCGCAGTCTTCTTAACCTTTTCCTTTGCGACACCTGACATCAGTCTTTGGCGCTCCTCGGTATATTGAATATACTCTGAACGCAACGTCTCTAATTCAGTGAGCCACATTGTTTGTATTGTGGTTGACTGAATCCTTTCCAATTCTGCAACCTTGTCTCCGTGTTCCTTCAACAACCTGGCGACATTCTCCTCTGTCACACTATCCATCGCCATCTTTGTCAAATATTTGAAATCAGCGTCCTTACCAAGTTGGTCGTATCCTTTCTTTAACAGCATTTCATGCACTTGGTCCTTCGTCTTCTTGCGCAAGTCAATAGTATCATGGATAACTTCTTGAATATACTTGGCCTTGTTTGACAATAACGAAACGTCTTGTGAAATCGCCTTCATCAAATAGGTCTTGCGCGTTCCGTACAACTCAAGTCTTGTCGTGTAGTAGTCATCAATGATATCCGCCACATTCGCATATTTCTTCAACTTGTCATTCGCATCAAACAAATGCATATTACTGCTTGAACTTGTCGTGTATAACTTCAACGTCTTTTCCAAAGCATTGCATCCATGATCCGTCGCAGATGACGACAATTCTGCAAGCACGCCCTTGTTCAATTGAATGGTAAAGTCGACGCTGGTATCTTTACACATGTCATCAAAATCCTTTATGATCGGCGTGATCTTTTTGCCACTAGCATCTGACGTCTCTGTTAAGGACTCCAAGTGCACTTTGAAATCATCGGTCCATAAACCAACTGGCAATTCCGTGACGCGAATCTTGTCTACACCAATCGTTTCATACTTTCCCTTGATTAAATACTTGCTGCTACCCGCAGAAGACTCTGAAATTCTTGTAATCGTGCCTTGAAATCCCTCATAGTATGGGATAAAGTCCGCACAAGAAGTATGTTCCAGATTGTTTAACAATTTTGCCTTCAAATAATCAATAATATTTATCGGATTATAACACATGATATCTGTACTGAAACCCGTGCCAATGCCCTTCGTTCCATTCACCAATACCATCGGAATAATCGGTGCATAGAACAACGGCTCTACTATCTGTCCGTCATCATCCAAATACTTCAAGATGTTGTCATCCACCGCCGGGAAGATCGATCTCGTAATATTATTCAAGAATGTGAAGATGTATCTTTCAGATGCACTATCCTTTCCACCTTGCAATCTTGTACCGAATTGTCCGCTAGGAACCAACAGATTAATATTGTTTGAACCTACAAAGTTTTGTGCCATACCGACGATCGCTGCGTTCAAAGACGCCTCACCATGATGATATCCCGAATGCTCCGAGACATAGCCAGTAAACTGCGCGACCTTGATTTCCGTATGCAAGTTTTTCTTGAACGCCGAATACAGAATTTTACGCAAACTAATCTTCAAGCCGTCCATAAGGTTGGGAATACTTCTGTCGCAATCATATTTGGAAAAGTGGATTAGTTCCTTGTTGATAAAATCCGTATAGCTTACATTTTCTTCAGCAGTATCCAAATAACTTCCGCGATCGTACTCGCCCAACCAATCCTTTCGGTCGTCTGCGCGCTTCTTGTTGAAGACCATGTCAATCGCATCGTCGCTTTCTGCTCCAGTGTGTTGGAACCCGACGATCTTCTTCTTCTCAAAATACTCGCGAAACTCCTTTCCTGTGCTT